CCAAGATTTGCTAATAATGCAAATCAAATAAATACTAGAGGAGCTTTTCAATCTGGAAATGCGATAGGAACATCAACAGGTGTTTTAAATCCGTATCAAACAGGACCAATCAATCTACCTAGCACTTTGCCAGCTCAAACATACGGGCCATATGGTATAGGACAGGCTCCAGCTTTTGATCCTGACAACCCAGGCGCTAATTTACCTTACAACCCATTCGGACCAAGAAGCTAAATGAATGTATTACAAAGAAAAATGTTTGCAGCAGGAGATGAGGTCTTAGGAACAAGAAGTAGCGGAAGTTATCTTTTACCAAAATCGGTAACTACCACTCTTAGCAAAGAGGGTGAAGACTTCTTTGCAATTGAAACAGATGCTCGAGGAAATGTTATAAGCAAAGATTTTATAGATGTCAATCTATCACCTACCAAAGATCCTAGAGAAGCTTATAAAAGACAAAAAACAAACGAAGCTTTAGGAACTGTTTCAAAAGTTGGAACAGCAATATCGCTCTTGCCTTTGACGCAAACAAAAATAGGCGGCAAAGTAGTGGGTGGTATAGGAAACTTGCTAACAAAAGCTTTTGGATACGCTCCAAAACTTAGTCCTATTACCGCAACAAAACTTCCTGGCGTAGCTGTTAAAGGTCAAAAAGGTTTTCAACCTTTAAACCCACTTAGTCCCGCATCTTATAAATATGGTGTTAATCCAGTTCCAGCAAGCGTTGTAGCTGGAGGAAGTTTATATGCAGGAGGTTCAGCCTTACAGACAAGTGAGGAAGATGTTCAAAGAGAAATAGAAGAACTTCAAGCTCAATCAAAAACAGATGACCAAGAGAAAAAAGATAAAGCAGCACCCGACCCATATATGGGTGGCATTTCAGATGAAGAAATAGATGCTGTTATTGGAGCTGATACAGACGCTGTTACTGAAGCGATGAGAAAAGCTGAGTATGATGCGGAATATATTCAATCAGTTGCAGATTATGATTTGGATTTTCAAGATCGTTATATGGACAATAAAAATATGGATAGATTCCTTAGAAATATTGGCAAAAGCCTTGTTGAGGAAGGCAGGTTTACTGGAATTGCAACAGGTGCTGTAGCTGCAGCCGACGAAAGAGCGGCTGAAAGAATCTTGGAAGCAGAAAGAGAAGCTGAAATGGATTTATTATTGGCTAAAGAAGGTGGAGTTGATATAACAGATTTAGGGAAAATTGATACTTTAGAGCAAGAATATTTAGAATTTAATCAAACAGCAGAAAATAATCAAAAAAATGCTGATGATGTTTCTAAGGTTATTTCTGTTCTAAAAACTCAAGGCAAAAATATTTTTGGAGTAGGTAATATTATCTCATCAAACATTAAAAAGATTATGGGTTTTGTTGCTGGCGATCCAACCCTTGCCTCTCAAGCTGGAACAATTCAAGATGCTTTGCAAAGCGAGAATCCAAGAGAATATGTTAAAACTGTTTTAGAAATTATGAAAAATAGAGAGATTAGAGAATTATTAGGAGAGTCTGGTAGGACTATCTCTAACCTAGACAGACAAATCGTTGACTCTATTATTGGCCAATTACAAGATACAAAAATTTTAAGCCAAGATCCAAAAACTATTGCATCTAAACTTGAAATGTTACAAGAAGATCAGCTTAAAAAAGCTAGACAAAACAGAGAGCTAGCGAATGCTAAAGCAAGAAATTTAAGAATAGCTGGAAGAGATGTTGCTAATTTAAGAATAGCAACGGCAGAAGCGCCCGAATCAAGAGTAAGAATCAAAATATAAAATGATTTATGAAATAGAAACACCCGATGGAAGAATTATCGAGGTTGAAGGAGCCCCTGGAAAACAAAAAGAAGCTATTGCGGCTGTTAGAAAATATCTAGCAAATGAAACTGTATCTAGCGATTTTGACGCAGAAAATTTTGATTATCAAACAGGTGTAGACGCACCAGGTTTACGAGCCCAGCTAGACTTAGCTGAAACAGTTGAAGAAAAAGAACTTGTTTTAACCAATAGAGTTGGCAGTCAAGGCTTTACTAGGGATTCATCTGGAAACTTTGCGCTTACGCCAAGTGGTTTAAAAAGACTTGGTATAAGAGGTGGTAGCGATAAAAACATTATTATTGACGAGTCAGGTTTTGCCAAAGGAGACTTTGCGGATTTGGCTGGAATTGTTGGCCCTATCGCAGGTGCTGTTGCTGCCTTGTCACCACATGGCAAAGCTTTAAGACTATTAAAAAATGTTTTTAAAAATGACAGAATATCTAGAACTGTTGCATCTGCTCTTGGTACAGCAGGTGGTAAAGGTGTTGAAGAGGCTGGAGAGTTGGCTGTTGGATTGCAAAGACAATCTGCTGGCGAAGTTGCAGAAGATTTAGCGTATGAAGCGGCAATAGGTGGCGTATCTCAAGGTTTATTTGAGGTGGGTGGTATGGCTTTGCATGGTCTTCTAGGTAGAAAAGCACCAATTATAGATGTAGATATATCTAGAGCTATTGCTCAAGGTGCAGATCCTTCAGAGTTAGTAACCTTAGCAAAAAATTTAGGTAGAACTCCTACATTTAAAGATGTACAAGAAGCCCAAAGAAAAGGAATTATCGAAACATTTACTCCCGCAGCGGTATCGCAAAGGGCTTTAGGCAGATCTATTCCAGGTCGAGTTCAAGCAGCGGCCGAAACTGTATTTGGCAGAAAAGAAAGAGATAAACAGTTGGTTGAATATGGTAATCAAAGACTGCAAAAATTTTTAGAAAAATTAAACGCTCAAGATTTAACTTTAGAAAACTTTGAGGCTGGAATAACGGCAGGAAGATTAACGACCAATCAAGTAGATGATTATATAAAAAGACTTGCTAACGATTCAGATGTGGCCAATAAAGAATTAAGAGAAGTAATTAGGAATTCAGTTAAGGCTATTGACGAAGGTGCTTTTTCAGGAAGTCCAGATGCTGTATTAACAGGAAGATTAATAAGAGATCAATTAAAAGAAGCCTACGAACAAGGTGTAATTAAACCATTCCAAAAAAGAGAAAAAACTATTGATAATTTTTTACAACAAAAAGGATTGGATGCAGTATATGGACAAATAGGAATTAAGTTAAACAGCCTAGAAAAATATGTAGATAATTTGGTCAAAAGAAATCCAACCATAGACAAAATATTGGCAGACGAAATATCTGCATCACCCATAAAAGTTATTAAGGATGTTATTAAAGAAGCTAAAAAAGATGGGGGAGGCCTATCAATAGAAGCTTTAAATAGCGTGCGAGGAGCTTTACTAACAATTGACAGAGCCAAAGGATCTTTTTCTGGTAAACAAGGATACTATTTAAAACAAACCCTAGATGAAATAGATAAAATTTTTGACGACTTAGCAAGCGGAAATAGTTTTGTTGCGGATATGATAAAAGTTGGTCCAGGTAGACAGCAAAAAGCTGCAATTAAAAATGTAACCAAAGCAGCTCAAATGATTAGAGGCTACAACGCAGACTATAAAGCAGCAGTTCAAGCATTTAACGATCCTGTAATTGCTAAAATTACACATGATGCGGCTAGAGGTGCTTTTGACGTAGATACAATATTTAATCAAGTTGTTAAAAACAACCGACCAGAATTGGTTAATAAAGTTATAAACGCTTTGCCTAGCGAAGCTGAAAAGAAACTTGTTCTAGAAGGTTTAAGAGAAAACATTATTAAAAACGCAGTTAGAGATTCTATAGATATAACAACCAACGAAATAAACCCTGTATTTTTTGCCAAACATTTTTCTAAATTAGGCAGTACCGCAGACGTTATATTTAAAGACATACCAAATTTTAAAAGCACGATAGATGACTTTTTAAAAATTAATACTAACTTTAAGGCTGAGAAACTAGCTAGAATATCAGCAGATTTAAACTCAAAAGAATTTGCTCAAGCCTTAAAAAGATTTACCGACGCTGAAAATATAGCAGCGTTAGAAAACTCAGATAGATTTTTAACTAGAGTATCTAGCGCAAGTCCCGACGAAGTAGTTAATACTTTATTTAGAAATGGCCAAGCAGATAATATCGCAAAGATGAAAGCAATTGTTGACCCAGATACATTTCAAAAAGTCCAACAAGAAGGCATGCGAGATCTGATGAGGTTAACTTCTGGACCTGGAACAAGAGTAGACGAGGTATTTAATCCCGAGGCCTTAGAAAGGGCTTTAAACTCTAAAGGCGATAACGTCCTTAACGAAATGTTTGGCAAAGAAACCACCCAAAGTTTAAGAGCTTTGGTTAGAGATTTAAGGGTAATGACTCAGCCAGAAAAAGGCGGAGCTGGTACTTTGATTGCTGGAGCAATTGCTGTTAACGCATTTAACTTAGCGATGCTTCCAACCGTAGCAAAATTAGGTGTTATTGGGATGGTTATGAGACAACCCGCTGTTGTTAGAAGGTTGTCCAAGTCAGATGCTGAAAGTGTAAATGTTGTTTATCAAGCATTTAAAGACGCTGTAAGGTTATATGCTCCGATGGAAATAACTGGGCAAGTGATAGATGCGAGTAGAGATCTTGGATCAGCTGCAGTTGAGGGAATTGATCAGTTGACTGAAGACCCTAATCTAGGAGCCATATCACAACAATTAGGCACAGAACTTCAAACCACAAGTCGCACACTCCCTAGACTTCCAAATTTAACAACATCTGCTAGTTTACCACAGGTACAGCCTGTTGCAGGCGGAATTGTTAGCCCTAGCATTTTAGGATATAACAGAGCAAACGAAGACATAGCTAGAAGATTCTCAAACACGGTTTAACCCTTAATTAAATAAAGATCCCAGTTATTTCTTAGCACTTCCAACCATTCTTCGATTGGCATAACTGTTACCTTATTGTTATCTTCTTCCCACTCAGGGTTAATCGCATATAACGGAACGCAAACCCGAATAGGCTTACGATTGTATTTAAAAATTAAAACAGGGATACGGCCTTCTGTCGCTTTGCAGACTTGATCCCACCACCCTTGTTGATACCAGTCTCCTTCCTTATAAAACTTGCACTCTACGGCGTGATGAGGAATATTGATATCGCAGAGATCTTTAGATTGATATTGGTCTAGGTTACGCTTACAAACGTAGTCAATACCTTCAGATTCAAAAAACTCGTTTAATATTTTAGCAACGTCTCTTTCAAACGTCGCTCCCTTGGTTCTTGAGTTGATCGGCATTCTTCTTCTCCTTGATAGTTCTTTCCTTCATTAGTAACTCTAGCTCATGCCAGCGGTACATTCTTTTATTTACATGATCCCAAAACCAACCTTTGTAACGGGCGGTGTTTTCCATTATTTATCCTTTTTGTAATTATTAACCAAACCCATTTCTTCTCTGTCAAAACCCAACGGGTGAGGCGATAAACACTCCAACTCATCCTTGTTAAAATGAATATAAGGTTCTGAATCTTCTTCATAAACAGGCTCTGCTATTGTACCAAATCTAACATCGTATATGTGATCTCTTTTCCAAGTATGACTGTAAACGCTATCTGTCATTGCATAAACAATTACAAACGGCTGGTTGGTTGCTAAAGATAAAGCTGAACCCATCCTTAACTTACTAGCTGAAAGTAGTAAAGTGTCATACTTTGTAATACCAAAAGTTCTGCATTTTACCTCCAACCAAAAAGAAACTTCTTTTGATTCGCACCAATAATCTAAACCATAACTAACTGGTAGTTTATGGCATCTAACATTCCAAAGGCCTTCTATAAAACCAGCAACACGCTCTTCACGTTTTTGATCGTTGATGTTTTCCATTTTTGGTTTTGGTTTATCCATTGATCTCTCCCTTTTTAAATACAATACGAACACAATACTTGCGAACAATCGCAACAAGCGTAAATACTGTTGTTTGAATAACAGAGGTTGTTAACAAGCTAGCATTAAAATAATTGCACATGTTAAGAACAAAAAAAGATAAAGGCAAAGCTATTACAACACCAACAGCTACATCGCTGAGACTTTCTTTTAAAGCTCGTCTATCAATCTTCATTAAAAAATTCTGGATCAATTGCAACAATACGTTTTGTTGGCCGCCCAGTTCCTTTTGCCCTTAAATCTTTTTCTTGTATCTCTCCTGAGTTTTTTAATCTCTCTATAATTTCTTTAACTTCGTATGACTTCATTGATCTGAATATTTCACGTCGATCAATATCACGCTTACTTATACCCCAATCTCCTTGCGATCTAATAAAGCTAAGTATCTGTTTGATACGGCCTTCCATTTCAGATCCCGCAACTTTGTCTTTACAATTCTCTATTAGCAACTGATCGTAGTAATAAACATAATCTATCGCCCATTGAGTTATATCGCCTTTAATTGTTTTGGCTTTCCTATCATCTGCGAGAGCTCCAATCAAAGCTAAACGCATTGCTTTTTCTCTTGTTCTAGACAGCAAAACCTCAAGCCCTTCTTTTTCCAAAGCATTTTGCTGATCTACTAATTTGTATGCCAAGCTGTCCAACAAAGCATTTGAATCATCATCAAACTTTATAATTCTTTGTTTAAAATCTAACTCAGCATTATCTCTAGATATCTGTTCCATTTCGTTGTCAACCTGTCTTACATGTGAAACCCAGTTGTAAGTTGATTGAGGAGGCTCAACAAAAGCTACCATTTTGCCAACTGTTCTTGGCACATGAGATTCAACAACAATAAATCTATTTAAGAAACCGTCAACAATACGACCTGTTGATAAAGCGCCATAAAAGTTTTTAGGCACACTCATACCGACCAAAGTAATTGCAGGCTTAATTGTTGATCTATCTAAAACTTCTTTTTGTTGTTTATTAGTTAGAGTCATCATTGAATAGTTATCTGGTCTTAAAACACCATGACATCTTCCCCAAGTCTCCATAAGAATTTGTAATGCGTCTTCTTTGTTTGAGTTAGAAGATTTAGATATGCTTTCCAATCTTTTACCAAACTCATCCATTACGGTTATGTGAGTTGGTTTATATCTAAGTAAACTGTAAATAGCTCCGCTTGAAGTATAACCATCTCCCGCCATTAAATCGCTATGCTCAGCATGATCTAAAATAGTTTCAACAACTGTCTTGACATTTTCTTTACCCTGTCCCGACTTAGCAATACACATAAAAAACAAAGATGAAAAGTTGTTCATATTGGTTCTATACATTCTTCCTAAAGCTACCGAGCCTAAAGATAATGCTGCTTGCATACTAATGGCTGGCTGAGATATGTGCGCTATCTTTTCTGAGTATTCGTAAATGTCTTTTAACACACCAGGCGGAGAATAAAGATTAGCTGGTTCTTTTACTGTTTTGGTTGTTGATATATAAGCAGGTGCTTGTTGGTTTTTTCTGTCATGAGTTTTTTGAACTGAATTAACTGTTGTTGATATTTCACTTGCTGATAAAGGTGGAGAGTTTTGTTCGTTCCAAGACTGCACAAAGAACTCTGTAAAATCTGTATTTAAACCTTTGGCTATTAAATAACCCGCTAGTCTTGCCGCTTGATCGTTACGGCCGCCCTCAGAAACACCTTGAATAGATAAAGGTGTAGAGATTGGTTTGCCGTTGAGTTTCTCAACCCCAGTTATCTTCACCCATAATTCTTGAGTTAAGTTTGGTAAATCATCAACATCATTTAAATCCCAATCTTCAATTCTTGTAGGGGTATATATAGCTCCTGTTGCATGAATATTGTGCGGAGCAACAATCAAACCACCCACACCCCTAATATCAATTAGCTTGGCTGGATCATACCCTTCAGTTCTTTTGGCTACCCAGGTAGTAAAGTTTTCTGGATTGTTGTAATAATAATGAACCCCTTTGCCTGTTGCTACTTTAAAAGGTGTTACTGGTAAGTTGGCCTCACACCAATTTACCGCCTCGGGTGTATCTGCATCTATAACAATAAACTTGCCACAGACTAAAGCGACGACTAAATCATCTCGCCCCTTAAACCATTTCTCTATTTCTTCCGTCGTCGGCTGTCGCTCTTGGAATTTTTGCCACCCCCCTAATTCTTTGGGCGGAACTTTATTATGCCTATGGAGAGGTACTACACTTATCCCATATTCTGCATAAGCCAGAGCTAAGTCCAACGCAGAGTCTTGCGCTGTTACTTGTAAATTGAACACTCTTAACTTTCACTTGTTTCTTCAATAGGACCAAAAATGGATTCAAAATCTAACTTACCGCCAGAAGCTTTAATAATTTTTTTTGCCTGTTTAATAGAGGGTTGTCTAAGACCATACCTCCATGCTTTAGTTGACGCTGCTGAACAATCAAACAGCTCCGCAGCTGGCTCCGTGCCAATAAATTCTATATACTTCTTTAAAGTTATTCTTTGCACTTCTCTCTCCTTATATTGTGGTTCTAGATTTTTCTTCTTAAATGATTTAAGCTCTTCTTCGGTAAGACTTTTTAACCGCCATAGGTAGTTTACCTTCCATTGATTTCGGTCTACTTCTCTCATTTTACATTCCGTTAAAAAATTAATGTTCACACATTGTAATTCATATTAAAATAAATTAAAATAGTATTTTTAAATAAAACGGAGAAGATAAATGTCTGACATTTTAAGCAGAATAAAAAGTCCTAGCGACTTGGTAGAAAATCAAGGGGCTAAGATTTTAATGTATGGTGCAGCTGGAGCTGGTAAAACAACTTCACTTGCAACCTCACCTGGAAAAACTTTAATTATTAGTATGGAAGCTGGTTTGTTGTCTATTAAAGACGCGGCCAATGTTACCGCTATTGAAGTTAAAGAAGCCTCAGAAATTGAAGAGATTGCTGAAATGCTAGAGAATGGCAAACTTGACTACGATACTATCTGTTTAGATAGTGTAACTGAGATGTCTGAACTTTTACTAGCACAAGAAAAAGCAAGGTCTAAAGATCCTCGACAGGCTTATGGAGAGGTAATCACAGTAATGACAAGAACGATGCGAAGATTTAGAGATCTTAAAATGCACGTTATTTTTGTTGCTAAAGAAGACAAGCTTCGAGACGAAGCAACAGGTATGTTTCATTATCAACCAATGATGGTTGGCGCTAAACTACCTACCCAAATTCCTTACTTCTTTGATGAAGTGTTATGTCTTAGGACATTCACCGAAGAAAATGATGAGGGGAAGAAAGTGACCAATCGATGGTTGCAAACAGTTCTTGGGGATAATTACATCGCCAAGGATAGGAGTGGCAAGCTAGATTCTTTTGAAGAGCCTAACTTGACATATATTATTAATAAACTTGGATTTTCAAAAGGAGAAAAATAATGAGCGATTTTGCAGACGTCAAGTTTG